AGAAAACGCCGGTAAAAAAAGCCGGGGCGCAAAAGGATAAACAGGCCGCCGACACGACCCGCCGAACTGCAGCGGTCGCCGAAGGCCAGGCCAACACCCCCCCAATATCCGAAGCCGAAGTCGCGGAAAACGCGCGTCGTGATGATCTTCGGGCCAGCATGGAAACAAACCAGCTGCAGATCGACGAACTGGAAGCCCAGGCCGACGAACTTCGCGAACAGTCCGCGAAATTGCTTTTATCGCTTTACCCCCAACAAGGCGCGAACGATCCGCACCATGTAGCCGTCAAGGGTTTCCTGAAAGCGTCCAGGGCCGAACGTGCGAACCGCGCGTCCAACCCGGCGAAGCTGAAAGCCTTAATAGAGAACATGCAAAAGTCCCCGATCGACGCGGCCATGACGCGCCACACAAAGCGCGGGACCCGGCGGCCCGAACGTCCGATAAAAAAAGCCGGGGCGGGGGCGGGCTAATCAATGACCCACGCGTCGCAATATTACGCCCGGAAACGTCGTCGTAAAAAACAGGATCAAAAGGCTTTCGCCCTGGCGGGAATCGAACCGCCCCCGTTTCGAATTATTACCCTGGCCGCTACTGTCACCGGCCAGGGATATACCGTCGGCGACGAATTCCTGATCACTGGCGGAACCTTTTCGATCCAGGGCCGGGGTTATGTCGTCGCTACCAACGGCGTATTCGTCACAGCGGTCGCGATCCAGATCGCCGGGGCCTATACCGGCAGCGGTCCAGGGATCGGGGCTGCGACCGTCGCGCAAACCGGCGGCGGGGATAATACGATGACAGTCGACGTCACGTTGTCACAGCTTTTTAGTTTTGGCGCGACCGCCGCCGGCGGATCGTCGGCTAATATCCTGACGCTGCCCGCCGATGCAAAAATCGCCCTTCGACTTGAGAATACGACCGTTGCAGCGGGCGGGTTTGGCGTCGAAGACGTAACCGACGGGATAACTTACGTTAACGCCGAAGGCTTTTTTTTAGGCGGCCCGGCTAATATCCGAAAATTATTTCGGGTCGATCATCAAATCCGAATTACCCGCGCGATCGGAACCCCGAACGCCACCTGTATAGTTTATTTTCGCGGGCCTAAAACGTCGCTTATTGAAATTGGCGGGTCGGCTTTTTCTTAATCACTGTGATATATTTCAAATCGTAATCAGAGGAGCAAAGCAAAATGTTACTAACAGACGAAGCACGAACAACCCGCAAAAAGGCGCAATTGGCCAGGCTGGAACGAAAGTCCGATCCAGATTATCCGGTCATTTACGCGTCGCAACCGTCCGAGATTCAAAAGGGCGCTGAACAACGAGCCGAACGCATCCGACTTCGGGCGATTAAAAACCAGGCCGCGAAGGCCGCCATTGACGCCGCTGAATCAGCGATCAGCGTATTCGGCGGATCAATGCAAACCGTCGCGGGTGATTCAACCAAACCGGAGTCCGGGAAATGAGTGGTGCGACAGACCTATTCGAAGACGATCTATTGGATTTGATCTTCACCAACATCGCAGCGCCGAACGTTGGCGACGCTGGCGGCCTTCTACCGTCCGCACAGGCGAATTCTTTTCATATATCGTTGCATTTACTAGACGCGCTTACCGACGCGCCAACGCTGCAGACTGATAACGAAGCCGGTTTCACGGGCTACGGTCGAGTGGCCGTCGCGAGAAACGTAAGCGACTGGACCGTCGCGTCGGGCGTCGTTGATAACGATAATTTGCTGCAGTTTGGCCTGGCTACCGCTGGAACACCTGAAACAATCACGGACGTCGGGATCGGTTTCGCGGCATCCGGCGCGGGCGTCCTGCAAATGTGGGCGCAAGTTTTGGCCGATCTGATTGTCAATATCGGGGTGAATCCAGAATTCGCTGCAGGCGCGCTAGATATTTCGCTCGACTAATGAGCGAAGTTTTAACGCTTAAAAGCGTATCCTGTCAGGCCCGGCAGGATATGCTGGATTTACGGTTCGGCGATAAGCTGATCACGGTCCCCTATATGACCGCCTTCGAAATCCTTTCCGGGATTCGCATGGCCGCGAAAATGGCTATGCGGGTCGAGGGGAACACGGTCGGCCTATGGCGGGACCTGGCAACCATCGCCCAGGAAAAGGACGCCGCCAAACCGGCCCGGCAATTTCGCCGATCCCGATTACAGTCGAACGTCAAAGCCTGGGATATCAATTTCAACCCCGATAGTCCGCTGGTCGTTTTGGTTTTCACGCCATACCCGACCGGCAACCCGCTGCAGATCAAAATTCACTATTCCGACGCGTTGACGTTTTATTCACAAATGCGGATCGAGGCCCGGACCGCGAAAGCCTGGGCGGGCGACGGGTCCCGGATTTGGAATTCGGCGGCCCATATATCGGACGGCGAAGATAATTATAAGCGGGGTTTCAAATGACCTGGGCCGACAGCAAATTCCCCGACGCGGACGATCCGGACGATGTCGAATATATGATCATGTACTGGAGGACGGTTCCCTGTCCGACAGGCAATTGCGCCGGTAAAGATTATCGGTTGGAATCGCGTCAGTTTGATCACCTACCGAAAGGGACTTCACTGGGTCAGGCAAAGCAAAAGCTAAAAGAATATTCCGACAATCGCAAGGGGCGCGGGGACAACCCTGGCCGTAAAAATCATAGTTTGTTTCTATGTCAAGTTGTTGAGGTCGCGCACATTAACGACCATATGGGCGGGGTGATCAATGACTGAATTAATCGCTGCGGGCGGTTGTTACAATTCCATGCGCTTCGCCCTGGACGGCGCGGGCGCTAATGTCCGCGACTGGCGCGGGGAAATTGACACGAATCAGGAATTCACGGAAGCGGAACGGCTGATCCTGGGGGTTTGTTTTGACGGCGACGATATGAACATCGCCACGGACGCAACGTTCAAACTCCAATGGCGCAACATTACCGACGCCGGTTCCTTTGCTGACCTGGCCGCGACTGGCGAAATCAAATGGGCGACTGATACCGATCTGGTTAATGGTCAGGCGTTAATCGTCGCCGAGTTTTCGGACCTTCCCTCGCAAATAGATTGCACTGGTAAAGGTTGGACTAATATCGATATTGGCAGCCATGAAATCGAGGGGGAAAACGGACAAACCCAAACCGTCGACGACGATGAATTGTTCGAATTGCAATGGGCGATTGATCTGTCGGATGCTGATTTCCTAAACGCGGACCAATACGAATTCCGGGTCGTGCAAAGCGATAACACTGTCATCGGACTTGCGATCGGAAAATTGACAGTAGTCAAAGCGGGCAAAATAGAAGGCACAACTAAAAACGCCGATCGAACTTCCGCCGTCGTCAGCGTCCAGGTCACGGCCTACCTGTCCGACGAAGCCAGCCCGCCGAAACCCGTCGGCCCGCCTGTAGCGCAATTAGTATCGTCCGGTTCCGATGGGACCTTTACATTGCTCGGTTTGGCCAGCGGTAAAAAATATTTCCTTCACTTTTTCAAAGACGATACGGCGGACTTATCGGACGGATCGCCGGAAGTGACGGCGGTCGACGTATAACGGGGGCAAGCTATGTCCTTCGGTGATGTCATTCAAGTAGTCGCTGGCAGCGAGGGCGCAGCAGACAATTCAAATATACTTTTTTCGCAAACAGCCACACTTGGAAATTTAATATTATTAGCCGTTGCGAACGATGTCGATGGAACCGACATAGATACGATCGATTTTGATTACAATGTTTTAGTGGGTAACAATGGTGGAGATACTGCTTTTGAACTCTGGTACAGACTTTCGGACGGAACTGAAGACGAAGTAACTCCCCGATGGAATGATGTCGGGGAACTGCATACGCTTGTGATGGAATTGGAGTGGGACGGTTCCGCACCACTTATAAATACCAACGACAACGTAACGAACATAAGTTCGTCAACCAACTCGCAACCATCCGGCGCGCTGATTCCCGCCAGATCACACAATATCCTCGTTGCATTGCATTGCACAGCCGTTAACAGGGACAGTGATGGCGGCGAAGCTATCGACGGTAGCTGGTCGGTAATCACTGGATTTAATCCGGGTGCCGGGCCGACCACCGTTTCCTCCAAATTTTCACTTCTTGTAGACGTAACAGGATCGCAAGAAGCAACCCATACGGACACGGATGTCGGCGCTTCGATGTATGGCGCTATTGTCGATTTTTCTGTTCCGTCAGGTTACGACCCCGCTATGCGGACCGAAGCCGAAAAAGGAACAAACGTCGGCGACTATGACGGGTCGTTGCGGACCGAAGCCGAAAAGGAAGCCGCGCCGATTACCGACGCGATCGAGGCATCCCCCGCGATGTTGTTCACCCTGGCCGCCGATCTAAGGGCGAAGGGCCAGCTTGCGGCGACCGTCGACCTGGCGTTCGCGGTCATCGCCAATCTGACAGCCGCCGGGACTCTCGACGCGACGGTCGCGATCGCGCTGGACGTTGTCGCCGATCTTAAAGCGCGCGGACAACTGGACGCCGCCGCCGACCTGGCGTTCACCTTAGCCGCCGACCTGAAAGCGCGGGGCCAAATCGACGCCGCCGCCGCCCTGGTGTTTACACTATCCGCCGACCTTAACGCGCGCGGTCAACTGGAAGCCGCTGCAGCCCTGGCGATCGCGCTAGTCGCTGATCTAAAAGCCGCCGGTCAACTGGAAGCCGCTGCAGCGTTGGCGTTCACTTTGTCCGCCGACCTGAAAGCGCGCGGCCAACTCGACGCGGCGGCGGCCCTGGTGTTTACGTTGTCCGCTGATCTGAAAGCGCGGGGCCAGATCGAGGCCGCCGTCGACCTGGCGTTCGCGCTGGTCGCTGATCTAAAAGCAAAAGGACAGATCGACGCCGCTGTCGCTTTGCAATTCTCGTTAGTCGCTGACCTGAAATCCGCCGCGCTTCCCGACGCCCTGGAAGCGTCCCCGGCGATGATTCTTTCCCTGGTCCCCGATTTAAAGGCGAAGGGCCAGATCGACGCCGCGATCAATATCGCCTTCGGCGTCGTCGCCGATTTGAGGGCGCGCGGGGAATTGGACGCGGCGGCGGCCCTGGCGTTCGCTATCTCTGCAGACCTTAAAGCCCGTGGACAGACAAACGCGTCCGTCGCCATGCTGTTCAGTGTCGTCGCCAGTCTAAGCGCAGCGGGCAAGCTAGACGCTTCGGCGGCCATGATTTTCAACGTCGCCGGGAATCTGACGGCAGCCGGAAGCCTGGCCGCCGCGACCGCGCTGGTCTTTACTTTATCGCCTGATCTTCAAGACGGGGCCGCCCCGGCCCTGGACGCTGTTGTCGCGCTGGCGTTTTCCGTCGTCGGAGACTTGAAGGCGACCGGGCAACTGGACGCCGCGCCCGCGATCCTTATGAATCTAAACGCTGACCTTCGAACGGTTGGCACTCTCGACGCGGCCCCGGCGATGGCCTTCGGGCTAAGCCCTGATCTTTTAGCCGCTGGAACGTTGAACGCGTCGTCCGATCTGGCGTTCACAATAAGCCCGGACCTGACCGCCGCGTCGACTAATGCCATGCAAGCGTCGGTTAATATGGCCTTCAACCTGGTCCCGGCCCTGACGTCGCGGGGCGCTTTGCTGGCGTCGTTGTTATTACAATTTTCCGTGACGGCTGTCCTGGTCGACGGCGCTGGTGTTACTATCCCGAATTCACAACAGGATTTATTGGCGAATTTGATTAACAGCTTCCAGGATTTGATCGCCGGGCCAAACAGTTCGCAAACGCTGGAATCATAAGAGGATTTGAAAAATGACTGAATTAGTCGGGATTGAAATCGACAGAAAACGCGGCGATACGGCCCCGGACGAAATAACGGTCCCTTTCGATAATACCGGGTTCAGCTATATTTTGACGATCAACACGCAAAAAAACCCCGACGCCGGGGGTCCGATCGGGGCGATACTCGTCACCAGCGTCGGCGCAATTGGCGGGGCCGACGGCCTTGTCTCGTTTCCATTCACGCCAACCGACGCGGATCAAGCTATAGGAAAATACTGGTATGATGTCCAACAGACCGACCCGACTGGCAGGATCAAAACGATCGCGAAAAACAGTTATATTTACCATCAGGACATAACCAAATAGGTGAAGCTATGTCGATAACTTTGATTAAAGAGGATGGAACGATCGTCGCCAATTCAAACAGCTATCAAGACATTGCGGGCGCTGATCCTTTCCAGGAAAATCGCGGTCGCGTGGCGTGGATAGAGTCGATCGACGAAGTCAAAAAATCCGCGCTGATCAGGGCGACCGACTACATCGAAGGCCGGTTCGGCTTGAAGTTTATCGGCCAGCGGATCGGCGACGTTCAAACGCTTTCCTGGCCCCGGAAAAATTCGATCTATGTCGCGACCGGGAACCCGTTCCCCGACGACAAAGTCCCCGGCGATGTCGTCAACGCCTGCACTCTATACGCGGAACAAATCATCGGCGACGGGTCCGACCTGGAAACCATGACGGAATTGTCGGTCGTTCCAACGGTCAACCCTGACGGCCAGGTCAGACTGAAAAAGGAAAAGGTCGACGTGTTGGAGGAAGTGACGGAATTCGCCGTCGGCGGCCAGGGCGGCGGAACGTCGGCCCTTCGCACGATCCGACCAATCCCCGAAGCTGACCGCCTGGTTCGCCGCTGGTTGCGCGCGGGCGGCGTTGGCGGCCTGACGGCCAGGATTTAATCAAATGGCCCTGGAAGATACCGCGCTAAGACTGATCGAAAAATTCGGCGAAGGTCGAACCGTGATCCTGGAAACCCCCGACCAGGCCCCCGCCGATCCGACGAAGCCCTGGGACGTGAACCCGACGGCGTCGACGACGAACGTCAGCGCCCCGGCGGTCGTGACGCCGATCAAGCGTTCGCTGATCAACGGGAATTCCGTCCAGCAAGGCGACGAAATCGTTTTGATCGCTGGCCTGTCCCTGGGGGAAACGGTCCCGTCGACGGCGGACCGAATCCTGGACGAAGGCCAACAGAAAAACATTGTCGCGATCGATCGCATTCGACCAGGGAAAACGGATTTTCTCTGGAAGCTGCAGGTCCGGGCGTCGTAATGGCCAAACGATTCAGCGCCAGGGAAACGATCAGGGCGGTCAATGTCGCGCTGATCGACGACCTGGGCGACACAGCATTCGCGATCCTTCGGAACCTGATATTCGGATCGCCGGTTGGTAATCCGTCGCTATGGCAAAACCCGGCCAGCGCCCCGGAAGGATACGTCGGCGGACACTTCCGCCGAAACTGGATCGTATCGCTAGGGGGCTTCAATGATTCCGAAATCGCTGGCGTCGACAATGTCGGGGCCGTGACCGCCGCCCAGGGGAAGGCCGCGATCGCAGGCTGGAAGGCCGCCAAACGAATCCGGACGAATATCGTTATCCAGAATAACGTCCCCTATGCGAACAGGCTGGCAATGGGTTGGAGCCGACAGGCCCCGTCCGGTTGGGTCGATGCGCAAATCGACGCCGCCCTGGGCTTCCCTGGCGGGTCGAAGGTGGTTCCGTAATGGGGGCTAGTACACGCACCCCGGCACAGTTCCGGGAAACCATCCGAACCGCCTTCGGGGCGGCCTGGACCGCCGCCGGGGAAGACCTGGCGATCGTCGCCTGGAATAATCTATCATTCAACCCGAAGGACCTGGACAGTTATGTTTTTTTGGACCTGGCGCATACGACCGGAACGCTGGCCAGCCTGGGGACCGGGAACGAAATCCAGGTCCGCCGAACGGCCATTTTTGCAGCGCAGTTATTTGTGAAGCATAATACCGGGCAATCGAGGGCCGACGCGTTGTCGGAAATCGTCCTGGATTTCCTGGAATCGGCCAAACTGACAGGGATCAGGATCAGGGATATTTCCATGACGGAAGCCGGAAGGATCAACGATTTTTTCCAGGTCAACGTCAGCGCCCAGATAGATTATGATAGTTACCGTACCGCGTGAGGCGGGTTTTATAACCGAGAGGACCGCCAAAAATGTCAGATACTAATCGCGTCGGACTACGCTTTTTCCTAAGTTCACAACGGACCGCCCCCATTCCTGGCGGACCTTTTAACCTTGATCAGCTTCGATTCACGGGAACGCCGAACCTTGCGTTCGTGCCGAATACGATCGTCAGTAATGAGATCAGGCCCGACCGTCAGATTTCCGACCTGATCCTGGTCGGCGCGGAAGCCGGGGGCGACACTGGGATCGAATTATCTTACGCCGCGTTCGACGCTTTGATCCAGGGCGCGCTTTTTTCAACCTACGCGAACACGATCAAAAAAGTCGGGACCGGCGAAATCACGGCGTTCGGCGTTGGTACGATCGACGTCGACGCGGGATCGGACTTCACGGTCGGACAGATCGCCCGCCTGGATAAGCTGTTGACCGGCGACGTCGGCGACGGAATCTTCGCGATCGCGAATATCGCGGTCAACGTTTTGACCCTGGTCCCATTACCAGGAACCGCGACGACCGCCGTCCTGGGAACGGAAACCGCTGACGCCGACACGAATTTCGAAGTGACCGGCTTCGAAGCGCAAACCCCCGGCGATATTTCCCTGGTCGTTACAGGTTCGGACGCCGTGTTCACGTTCCCGGCTGGCGCGCTCGACGACGCCTTCGGTCCGGCTGCGCCGATGTTAATCGGCCAGTGGATCAAGTTCGCCGAATTCGCAACCGCCGCGAACAATATCTGGAACCGGGTCAGGGAAATCGACCTGGCCGCCGATACGGTCACGGTCGACGCGCAAACGGGCATGGTTACGGACGCCGCTGCGACGGAAAACGTTCAAGCGTTCTACGGGTCCCGCGTCGAGAATGGCGCGGACGCGATCGCGTCGAACCAATTCGCTGTCGAACGTCGCTTCGAAGACCATTCGCCAGTCACCCGCGAACTGTTCCTGGGGATGGCGCTGAACAACTTCAATTTGACGCTATCGCCGCAAGCGATCGCGGTCGGGTCGATGACCTGGTTCGGTTTCAATTCAGCCGTATCGGACAACGCAGCGGCTTACCCGGAGCTATACGAAAACCTTCCGAACGATATCCCCGCCGAACAGTTCGACGTTTACAACACGTCCAGCGACATCGGTCGGCTTGGTCGAGGCGTTGACGCGATCGACGCGGGCGGCGTGAATTTCGTCCTGGAAGCGACGATCGAAATCAATAATAATCTTCGCCGCCAGCCCGCCGTCGGCGTGTTCGGCGCTTCGGGGCTTGGCGTTGGTGAATTGTCGGTCACTGGTACGCTGTCGACTTACTTCGACAACGACGAAATATTGCAGGTCATTTTGAACAATTCGGAAACGTCCCTGGACTTAATCACCCAGGGCGGCGACGGTCGTTCGATGGTCTTTGATATGCCGCGAATCAAATTTTCAGGGGGCGCGCCGGACGTCCCTGGCAAAAATCAGGACGTTACAATTCCGGGAACCTATCAGGCGATTTTGTCGCCTATTTTTGGCTATACGATTTCGACGCAAAACGTATCGTTCGCCAGGTAAATCAACGGGGGCGAATTGCCTCGGGAGTTTAGACCGTGAGGGTTTTAGAGGCATTCGAAACCAGTCAATCATTAGTTGACAAGGGGCGGGAATGCGAAATCGAATTCGAAGGGAAGGTCATTTGTATCGTGACTGTCCGACCGGCGGACGCCGTTTTGAATGCCGATTATCGCAAGGCCGCCGCCGATCTGGCCCAGGAATTGAAAGCGACCGTGAAGGACATCAACGATCTGGAACCGGGCAAAGACAACGAATATTTATTTCGCTTATATCTTCGCTCGGTCATAACCGGATGGAAATGGACCGACCCGGCGGATCGGAAGGACCCGAAATTGAAGTTCGGCGAAAAGAACGGGACGGCCCTGTTCACAAAGGCCCCGAAGTTCTTCGAAGCGATCCAGAAAGTCGCGCGGACCTGGGGACACTACCGGGCGCAAACGGAAAAGGAAATAACGGGAAACTGACCGACGTCCTGGACCATCAACTTCGGGTCGGCGACCAGGGCGTCAACGAAAACATAATCGCCGCGTACCGTGAACGTGGACTTCAACCCCCGGACAACATCATAAACCCGCCGGAAATCCAGGCCGAAAATATCCTGTATTGGGAAGCCTATCGGGACTTAATCACGGAACGCCAAACCCCGCGAGGAATGATTCCGATCGGTAGTATCGTAACCTATGCGCAAGCCTACGGCCTGAACCCGGACACGTTGAAGCGGATTATCTGGGCGACCGATCGCATCCTGACGGATCACTGGAAGGGCCTGGACGACGCCGCAAAAGACAAGGCCGCCAAACCTATCGAAGTTAAACCAACAGTAACCGGGGGCCAGTTGTGACTGATCGAATTATTCGGGTCGTGGTCGATTCCAGCGGCGTCACCAGGGGCGCGCGCCAGGCCGAAGGATCATTAAGACGCCTGGAAGGGCGTTCCAAAGGATTGTCGTCAGGTTTCAAGGCCGCCGCCGCTGCAGCGACCGCGTTCGCCGCGTCCCTGGTCGTTCGTGAAATTTTCCAGGCCGTCGACGCTTACCAGGGCCTTCAAAACCGATTGCGGATCGTTACCGATTCAAGCGCGGAATTGGCGAACGTCCAGGAACGCCTGTTCGCTATCTCGCAAAACACCCGGACCAGCTTCGAAGCGACCGCACAACTATTTGGCCGGTCAGCGATTGCGGCGGACGAATTAGGGGCCAGTCAGGAACAGCTTTTAAGGCTGACCGAAATCAGCGGGAAGGCGCTGGCGATCATGGGAGCGAGCGCGCAGGAATCATCGGGCGCGCTGCGCCAGTTGTCACAGTCATTTAGTTCGGGGATCGTCCGGGGCGAAGAATTCAACAGCATCCTGGAAGGCGCGTTCCCACTCGCCCAGGCCGCCGCGCGCGGGTTTGGGGAAGCCGGGATCAGTGTCGGCAAACTGCGGACCCTGGTCATTGAAGGGAAGGTCAGTTCGCAGGAATTTTTCGAAGCCATATTGAAAGGCGGCGAAGGCATTGACGAACAGTTCGCAAAGACCGAAGCGACACTATCGCAGGCAACGCAAACGATCAGTAATTCATTTCTAAACCTGGTCGGAAAAATGAACGACACAACCGGGGCCGGGCAGGGTTTGGCAAAGGTCCTGCTGGCTATATCGGACGGAATCGACGATTTCACCAAAGCGATCACGGGGACTTTGCAGCCGACCGACGAACTATCGAAATCAATGAAAGTTATCGCGACGACCGCGATCATCGTCGGCGGGGCCTTCGAAGGCTTGTCGCTGATCTTCGACGCCACGTTCGGCGCTGCAGTTCGCGGGGTCCTGGACTTGTTGGGCGCGTTGGCCGAATCGTTCGCCGCGCTGATAACGGGCGACTTCGCCAGGGTCGGGGAAATATTCGACGAACTGGGCGCAGCCGCCGCGAAGGATTTCCAGGAAGGGTTCGGCCAGTTGGGTCCGAATCTGATCAAGAATTCGGAACAAATCATCAAAGACCTGGAACAGATTTGGGATGCTGGTTCCAGGGAAATCGCGGAAGCGATTGACCTGGGCGGCGGCCCCGACGGCGGGGACGTCACCATCATCCCGACGAACGTCCAGGAAGACGTCGACGACGCGATCGAAGCGGTCCAAAAATTTCAGGACGCCCTGTCCAGTCAACGGACTGTCCTGGAACTTCAAAAGGCCCTGGGCGAAGACGCCGCCGAAGGCATTCGGCAATATAAGGAAAACCTGGCGCTGGCCAACGCCGAAAACGAGATATTTAAGGACCTGGCCCCGACCGACGAAGTCGAGGCCCTTCGGGTTTCGTTCCTGGCCTTTGCCGAAGAAGCATTGACCGCGCAAAGGGCGTTACGAGAGGAAATCGAAAACGAATCGATCCGCCAGTCCTTCCAGGATCAGATCGAAGCCCTGGAAGAAGAAGTCGAATTGTTAGGCGCGGACAACGAAGCCCTGGCGATCAATGCCGAACTTCGCGCCCTGGCAGGC